CAAGCATCCGATCTTCTGTCTTATCAGAGCCAAGCTCATTAAACACTTTCTTCTGAGTAATCTTCATTAATTCTCCTTATGATTCACAACTTTCACATGCAACTTCTTTTCTCACAAGACTGGCATTCTTTTTGATAGTACGAATATAGTAGATTGTCTTACATTTTTTACTATGTGCGTAGTGAATAGCATCATACAAGTCTTTAGCTTTAAAATCATGCCTATTCTGGTCAAACTGCAACTCCATACTGATACCTGTGTCGGTAAACTTCTGCCATTCACTAGCTACATCAATAATCTCCTTGGCATCATATTCGTTAAGGTTACGCAAATAGCCTTCTGGATACTCCTTCAAGTACTTAGCTGCTACTGCCATCGTACCATTCTTATTATCCTCTGAGAAAAATTTCTCATAGACTGGCAAGAAGGATGCACTGGCCTCTTGATAAATACTTGTGCTGGTTGTTGGTGCTGGACTCGTCAACTGAGAATGCCGCATGCCATGCTCGTTAATAAGAGCCTGCACCTTATCCCATTTTTCTTTGTCCTGACTATGAGACTTGAAATATTCAACCTGACTACCATTATGCCAATCTGAATATTCAAATGCCTCAAATGGACCAAACTCCTTAGCTAACTCAATAGACTCCAATACTGCATTATACTCAATAATCTCAGACAGATTACGAATAGCTTTGAGGTTACGGTAGTTAAGTTTGTTCTTAGCCAAATAATCATTCAACCCCATAATACCTACACCAATTGTCCTGAACACATTATTATGTTTTGAGGTAATTGAATCAGGAGCATTAGTAAGGTTAATACCATAGTCCAAAACTCTCGTAGCCAGCCGGGAAATATAAGCAAGTTCATCCACACTCTGAATATTAGACAAGCCCACAGATGCCAAATTACACACATGACCAAGCTCATCTGGCAGCACATTTGAGTAAGACTCGACACAAAGGTTAGCGCACACAATACCGTAAGACTCCTTATGACCTTTATTCGGATTGCGACGATTCATTTCATCAGTGAAGCTGATATAAGGAAGCCCCGTATCAAACTGACTGCGCATAATGATCTTCATCAAATCTCGTGCATTGTCAATTTGTTTAGCTACTTTCAATTTGCCTGCATAAAATGCTTTCTCAATCAAGTCATAAGCATCTTCAAACTCCTTGTCATACAACCCTCTAATATCAATACCAAGCTTCTCTCTTACCTCAAATGGACAGAAGGTGACAAATGGTTTTTCCTCTGCGTCTCTACGCATAAACAAATCAGGAATTGTTACTTGTGGAAAAATATCATATGCCTTTAACCGCAAGTCTCCATGCTCTGTTTGCATATCCAAAAACTCTTGAATATCATTATGCCAAATAGGAAGAGCAACTGTAGCTGCTCCTGCCCGTTTACCTCCTTGATTAACTGCAACCATAGTGTCATTGATGATTTTTGCCCACTGGGTCACAACACCTGCTGCGTTCTCATAACCTGCTACCTTACTACCTTTAGCTCTGATATACCCCATAAACACGCCAATGCCGCCACCGTTCTTAGAAATCTTAGCCATACGTTTGACATTATCAAAAATACTATCTAAGTCATCTTCCAGTGCAAGAATAAAGCAAGAAGCCACATTACCACCTTTACGAAGGTTACTCATAAATGGAGTAGCCAAGGACAGCTTACGAAGGCTAAGGGCATCATACACCTCCTTGACAAACTTAATACGTCCTTCTGTTGGTGCCTCATTGCATTAACCATATGCATGTGTTGGTTAAGTTCATACTTTCCCAGATACTTATTATCAACTGTCAGTAGAGAAGCATAGGAATGGTTTAAGTCTCGGTCTTGTACAATGTAGGCTCCAAGCTCTTCAATCTGAGCAGTGGTATAGTATTTTAACAAGTCAGGGGAATACTCCTTTTTCTTTACATTATATTGAACTACTTCTAAAAAGCTTTTACCTTTTAACTTAAAGTTAGCCCACATGTTAGCAGCATAAGCCCTCCCACCTACCTTCAACCATTCAGGAGCTTCCAAAGAAGCAAGCTTTACTGCCTGATAAATTACATTGTCTTGAAGTGTAGATGTCTTAATTCCACTCTTTACAACAGTATCGATTGCAGACTCCAATACCAGAGGATTAACACCTGTATCACCTACAGCATGTGCAATTGATTGCTTGATCTTTGAAGCATCGTAGTCTACTTTGCTGCCATCACGCTTTTCTACTTTAATCATTCTTACCTCGTTTCTTGTAGTCTACAAAAGTATTGCCATTACGTTGCTCAAGGAGAATACTAGTTAGCAGAGTTAACAAATCCTCTGACTCTTTAAATTCAGGCTCAAGCTGGTCAATAGGAAAGTCAATTTCTTCAATAGCATCTGACTCATCATTTGACAACACTTTAATACTTACTGTTTGGTTCATAAGCTCTGCAAGCTCCCTTGCTAATGACATATCAAACTTACCAGCAATGATGATACGTTCTACTTGGTCACACAACCCTGAATTAAGGTAGGCATCATCTGTCCTAACCTCTCCTACTACACGATATCCAGCATCCACTTTACCACTCATATCTCGATGGATATTAGCCATATACTCCACAGGAAAATTTGTGTCAATCCCCAACACATGTACCCAAGGGGCTACAATATGGTCCATCTTTGGGGAAACTAACTCAATCTCTTTATATCCCGACAATGCAGGAATCTTCAACAAATCTCGAAATGACAAGCTACGCACGGTTACTCCTTAGTGTTGAAGAAATCTTTATTTACCAAATCTGACAGGTCTACAGGAACGAAGTTACTTGGTTTACGAATTTTGTTATTTTCATCTTTAATCACATATCGCCCATACTCAATATTCAGGTTAAGTGTAAAAGCTTCGTCATACTGTGCAGACTCTGTTGCCAATGGGAACTTAGACAGATTATTAGCACAGACACGAGCAAGAGCTTCTTGTACATTAAATCCAGCAGCTTCCAACTTTTGCAATTGACCTACTACCGTAACAAAACTATCTACTGCACCATCCAGTGTTTCAACTGGATCACTATTTTCTACTCCAGAAATTAGTTCTGTTACTTCTTCAAAGATATACCCGTTCTGGTTATCAACACTCTCCACTGTTACATTGTTCAGATTACCTGCAATTGTGTTAAATTGTTTAACACTGTCGTATGCTTCTTGGATATTCATCTATTACTCCTTAATTAAATTTAGGCATTTCCATACCTTGTTTCTGTAGCCATCCAAGCAAGTTAGGCATTTCTTTATAGTAGTACTTCACCCCATATTCAAACTGTTCACCATTGATAGAGAATCCATCCATATCAAACATAGATTCAAAGCCATTTGAGGCATCTACAATCGTTTTAAATTGCTGGGTAGGGGTAAGTACCACACTGCTGTCAAAACACGCTATAAGGGCTATAGGAAGGCTTCCTAACGGTAGTTGTATTTGCCATGTGTTCATTATACTCCTATAACATAAACTGGTTTACTTAATGACTGCATATACTCGATCATTCCTTTGGTTCCTCTTGATTTACCATCCCAGATAGCAAGAAGCTCATCAGCAAAGTCTCCCATCTCTCTATTACGCCTATGACCCGCAGACTTACCGTATTTGTCCCAGTCAGCAGGAAATTCATGGATTGTTAAGGAGTTTCTCTTAGCAAACTCATAGCCAAGCATATCCACTCCTTTAGCCATTCCACAAACTACGGAAATGTCTTTGCCATACTCTGACCATAAGCCAGACTCAATCACAGCATTTCTTACAGTGTAGTAGTCTGTGATAGTTCTACTCCCTGCAATGATTAGTTTCATCGTCCATACTCTTGTTTCAACCAATCCATACTAACAAACAAAGGATCATAGCTACCATTTTTGACATTATGTTTTATAATAATACCTTTCCAATGGTGATTACCTTGACTACCTTTGTACTCTTCTTCATGGACATAAGCTGCCCCTGCAATAATACCCCACTGTTGCTGTCCGGTAGACTGCAAAAACCGTGTAGTGACATCAAGAGTCTGGCGATGCCCTTGAGTAAAACTTGTGCCAATTGTTTTAATCATGTTAGCAGATGTCCCACTCAACGGTTTTCCAGTCATCACGTTCTGAAAATAGTGACAGTAAGAAATTCCATCTACCACAATTGGCTTAAGGAATGGAACAACCTCCCACCCAAACTCTTCATACCTTAGATCGTCAATTGACAAGAACCCATGAAGTTCTGGATTAGCTTCTACATGACGGTCAATACGTTGTTCATGATTACCTAAAGTAAGAACCATACGTGGCTTATAGACCTGCTGAGCT